AAGAAGGAAACCAAGACTGAACCAATCAAGGAATTGTCCATCGCCGAGAAAGTTCGTCTCACGAAGGAAGCAAAGAAGGAGGTTCCGAAGAAGGAAACCAAGACTGAACCAATCAAGGAATTGTCCGTTGCGGATAAAGTTCGTCTCGCGAAGGAAGCGAAGGCCAAGACTGAAGCGAAAAAAGAACCCGTCAAGGAATTGTCCGTCGCCGAGAAAGTTCGCCTCGCGAAGGAAGCGAAGGCCAAGGAATTGTCCGTCGCGGAGAAAGTTCGTCTCGCGAAGGAAGCGAAGAAGGAGGTTCCAAAGGAGGAAACCAAAACCGTTCCAAGAAAGGGTAAGGTTGTTCCAAAGAAGGAAGTCCCAAGAAAGGAGGTTCCGAAGAAGGAGGGTTTCACTGTGTTCAGTGAGGAGGATTTCGGCGCCATCCAAGATATCGACGCACTGACCTCCCAGTACATTTAAAACTTTTCGATCGAAAAGTAAACCGAACGTGTGGATGATAGAAGGTTGTTTTTGTAGTTTGAAACAACCGTTGCTGTACCAAATCATCTACTCGATTGTCGTGGGTATCATTTTTTCTTGTTTCACGGATTCGTTGTTCATACTTCTCTTCTTTGCTCTTTTGTCGGAGGTTTTTGCGTTTTGCGTGGAGGGAAAGTATTACACACTTCCCGTTAGGACAGTTGCGATTTCGAGTTACGTTTTTGGGTGGATACTTGGGAGGACCGTCTTCGAACAGGAGTTTTGCATCGTTGGGTGGGACTAGTTCACTTCGATCGAAGTGATTTATATTCTCCAGTCAATGGGGACTTGTCCTTTTGCGACGAGGTAGTCGTTTATCTCGGAGAAGTGACCGCAGCCCAGAAATCCGCGTCCGCCGATGGGACTTGGGTGGGGGCCTTTTATTACTTTCACCCCTTTCAGAAGGGAGTCGAGGACTTCGGCCTTCTTTCCCCAGAGGACGAAAACGACGTGCGGGTTTTTGGCTTTGATGGCGGCGATTACGTGCCTCATGAACTTCATGTAGACGTTCATCTCCGAAGGTTTTAGTTTTTGGTCGGGGTGGTACGTGAGGCAGTAATTCAAGAGGAAGACGCCTTGTTCGACCCAAGGAAGCAGGCACCCGTCTTCGGGAGGGAAGAAGTCTTCGTACTCGCGTTCTAGTTCTTCGTAAATCATTCTCAAGGACGGTCTTATTTTTCCACCGGGCGGCGTTGAAAACGAAACCCCCCACGCGTCGTTTTCGTCGGGGTACGGGTCCTGGCCAACGATGACGACTTTGACGGAACTCAAAGGACAGATACGAAAAATGTGGAACAAATACTTTGGGTGGGGGTAGTAGATCCCCCTCGGTTCGAGGGTTTTGCTAATGCTTTCGAGGTCGCGGTCACCCCGTTCGAAGACGTCTTTCCAACCGGCCGGCGGAAACAATCGGGCCTGTTCGATGATCGAGTATTGTTCGAAGTTGTGGGTTTCGTCGAGCCAATCGACGTCCTCGACTTCGTCGTCGTCCTTGATGATGCAAGTGATTTTCATTTTCGGGGTTTTTGTCCGACCTTCCCTTTAACGAGAAAACCGATTTCCCTTCAAGGAAGTTGCATTTTTCTTTTTTTATCTCGACACATAAACCATCACACCGAATGTCACTCTACGGCGGATACAGCGGAACCGAAACCTTCTCCTACGGAATTCTTCCTTGCAACCAAGACGAATGTCAAGATTACACCAAGAGACCCTACCCGAGATCCGGTCGTCCTCTACAATGCACACCCCAAATCCAACCTTGCCCTTCCCCAAAGCCCCCAACTTGCGACCCTTGCAAGCCCAAGCCTTGTGAGAACCTTCCTTTCCAACTTATCCAAGAGGAGAGTAAGCCTTCCTTTTCTTGTGGCTCTGCCTACTTGCAATGGTCCGATTGCGACGGAAAGTGCTACCGTTCCAAGATTGAGAGCGACGTTGACCCAACCTACGTTGCCAACGCCCAACAACGACTTAGAACCCTTTTGAAGGCAGCTGCCGGAACTACTACCCCCTCTGCTGGAGTGTCCACCGCAAACCTCGTGTCCGCATTGAACGAGATGAAGATCTACGACATGTGTAGTACTAACACTTACATTCCTTCTGCTTTGCCTGCGGTAACCGGCCTTGCAACTTCCAGCTTACGCATTCCTGCCATCAACGTTGGCGATTACAACGTCATCGGTGGTCTCTCTGGAATCCTTTCCCAGTTGTTGACCTTGTACCCAGCCACCGCTGGAACTTTGATGTCCTCTGCCGTCAGCTTGTGCTTTTCCGGTTGCTCCGACAAACTTGGAACCTTGACTTGGTCTTTGAGTTACGCGACCACCTTCAACGGGATCGCCCCCGATCCAGTCGCCGTAAGAACTGGAACCGTGACTTTGACCACAACCGCCCTCGTTGCGTTCTGCGACTGCGGCTTGAGCCCCGTCGTCCTCCAAGCGAACACCATCGCCAACGTGTCCGTGAACCCACTCCCCGCAGCGTAAATTAAATAATGATCATTATTTAAATGTCTGGAAACCAATTTACCTTCACGGGTACTGTCAAGTTGGACCTTCTCCAAGGCGAACACATTCGTCACCAAGAAGGGACCACAAAGAACGTGCCTTCCATTGTCTACAACTTTCCCGTCGATCGACTGCTTTCACAAAGGACAATTGTTTGGGACAAACAACCCGTCCCCAAGACGTTGCTCGGGATGACGTTGCAGGACTTCGCGAACTCGTCGATTTGGAACCAACAGGGTCTGTCGAAGATAGAAACGTTCGTGACGATCGAAGGGGAACAGGCGTGTTGTGCGAGGGCTCAGACCTTAGTCGAAGTAAGTGATGGAATATATTCATATTCCCATACGGCGTCCGTGCCGGGTTCGAGGGCGGAAACGAGGACGCCTTGGGACGGCCAAGGAACGTTCAGTATCGACCAATTGTATCCTAATTTCAAGGTTCCAGTCGAAGCCACCCTTACGAACTGGTCGAACCCGCCTTACACCCCGGACGCTTACAACGTCAACTTCTCGTTGAGTTTCAAAGTTACGGCTACGGTGGGTTGTACGGGAGACGCGCTCGACACGGCCGTTTGTGCCGACTTGTGCACGCTTACGGATGAGGCAATCGCAACGTGCACGAACGCCTACCTCGACTTTTGCACTCCCGAGAAGTTGGTCGAGTCAACGAACTGCCAGACTTTCGTTGAGAACGTCATTCAAAAACAAGGACCCATCGCAAGGCTTGACGATTCCCTCAGGAAATACTGCGATTCCGACTACGGGGGTAAGTACGGAGGGTTCCACGATTTGTTCTACACGGACGGCGTACCGGAAATCGACCAACAAGTTTGCGCGTGTCACATGTCGGACACGCGGTACCAACAATTCCAAGAACAAGTGAACAGCCAATTCGAATGGATTTCAAGTTTGTACACGCAAGTTGACTTGTGTTACGTCCCCCAGTGCATAAGTTCGCGGTATCAAGCCGTTCCCATCCCAAAGGGGGGTTGCAAGATGCCGCAGTGCTTGCAAATCAACGCTATCAACAACAACGGGACGTTTAGCGGCAACGTCGACCAATCGGCTTCGTGCAACATCTCTGGCGGAGGAAACGTTCCCGGATGGTTGGTTATATTAATAATTGTTATAATAATTATTTTACTCGCCGTTGTGTACGTGATTTCTACGTGAATTCAACCGATCGGTTGAAGTTAGACCGTGTAGCCCGGACCGCCGAATCCTACGGTAGAACTGACCGGTACGGCGGCGGAAGACACCGACTTCCTGTACATCCAAAAGACGGCGACGAAGAAGATGATGATTAGGAAGATGACGACGAACGCAATGATACCCCACCAACTTTCCTCCTTCCTTTCAGGGATCTTGTCGGGGATGGTACGGGAATAATCTGATCCCTTCGAGTAGGAAGCCGAAGAGAACAAACTGATGTGGCCAGACATCGTACTCTTTGATTGGTCTTCGGAGGAAGAACTCTTCGGGCTAACCAGGGTGATTGTGTCGACGGAAATGTCGGACAACTTCTTCAAGTCCTTGCCGTTCAAGCCTTGGAAACTACCCGAAATGTCGTGGATAATGATTCCATTACTTTTCTCGTTGATGTACTTGATGGTTAGTTCTCCGGAGTCGTAGATTCCAACGGACTTCTCGCAGTCGCGCCAACCCGGTTCGATGGGGACGGGCATGTTCCCCGCGCAGTGTGCGGCACAAGCCAAGTTTTCGTCACCTTCCTGTTCGAGGAAACAACCGAAAAAGAACGCACCCACCGTGTCAGGACGGACGTCGTTAGTTGATTGGTAGTTCGTTTTGATGGCGTCGACGATGGTGTCGTAGTTTTTACCCCGTCTTAGGAGGAGGGCAGCCTTCCGAATGTCGGCCAGCTTTTGTTGGTTCTTTTGGTCGAGATTCTTCAGGGGAACGTTCTTCAACGACTTCATTTGCTTGATCTCGTCCACGATCTTGTGGATGTCGGAGCGACTGCTGATCGTCTCGGACCCCTTCCCCTTTTCGATGGTTGTCGACTTCTTCTTGGATTTGACCTCGCCAAAAACTCTTGAACTGACGGATACGGTTCGTGTTGCCATTTTTACTATATATTTTTAACTTATTCTTTTTCGCACTCCGGGTCGAATCGGGGGTGGGTTAGTTTAAAAACAACTCTTCGATCAAAGAGTGGCTGGCCAAGTAAATGGAATTGTATCAATACGTGAGAGATTTAGACTTCGACGACGAACTCGGCAAGAGGACCTTCTTCAGGGGGACAGCCCCGGAAGTCATGCCCGTCTCTTGGTTTTTTGGGATTGGTAAGGGAGAAAACGTTCAGTACTTGACGTACAGGCAAGCTGCGGAACACCACGTCGTTAACCTTTTCCAATCGGGGTCGAGGCAATCGACAGACTACTCCGAGATCCTCAAGAAGGTTTACCGCGTCCTTTCGTTGAAGGTTAGTTACGTCAACTTCGTTGTTTTCGTCTACGACATGGCCCAAGTCTTTTTGATGTTGCAGGAGGAATGGGACGCCACGTTCGACGAACTTTTGGAACTTGCCCGCCACTCCCTGAACCCGTTGATCGCCCACGTTGATTCCCATGAAGTCAACCTTCAAGACACCCTCGAAAACTTTACGGAGTTCCTCAAGAAACAAGAGGCCGTCTTTTTCGACCAGTCGTCACTTACCCGGAAGAAACTCGACGACATCGACGCGAGACTGGAAGCGATAAGGTTCATCGAAGACGATTTTGGGGAGCACTTCGAGCTCAACTACGGTGACTCCGACAACTACGAAACGTTGACTGAGTTTTCCGTCGACCCCCGTAAGACGACGGTCGTGTCGGAAAACTTTGAGATTACCTTGAACTACAAGGGATCGCGAGTGCACCCCGAGAACATCATGACCGTCTTCGACAACTTGAACTGCTGGGAACGAATCCCCTACATCGTTTGCACGGACTCGGACTACAAGAAGTATTTCAAAGTGTACACGGGAAAGGACGTTGACGAACGGGTCCCCTACGACCGCATCGCCCTCGAGAAGAAACGCGGTTACAAGGCGTCAACCATCGAGTTCACGTTGTGGTTGGGACACGGAACCATCGACAAGACCCGCGTTGGGAGTTTCTTCCGGGCCGTCGCAAACTTTGCCGACGGAAAGATCTACGTCAAACTCCCCCTTTCGAAGACGACAAGTTACAAGAAGAAACTCGACGAAGTGTTGGTCGGACTTGGCGAGGACTTGACGACGGAGTACGACGGCGAACCCGTCTCGTTTTCGAGCGAACTTGAAATCCGTGCCCCCAAGGGGTTCGAGTTCAGTGAGTACTTGTTCCAAGACTTGATCTTGACGAGTCCCCTGTTCAAGGACACGATCTTTTGCGACGAACGCATGGTTCCCGCAAGTCGTCGTAAGATCATGAAGTTCTATTACTTACCCTACTTGGTGAGGAACTTTAGGACTGGCGAGGGACGGTTCCTCCAAGAGCCCATTTCGTGGACGTTGAGGATTAAGGACGTACCCGATCCGTTCGGCCGGGAGGAGCCCGAGAAACGCATACGAATCTTCATTTCGAACACGACCCAAGACCCGAAGGAGTCGTTCGTTGAGGATTTAATCCAATGCTTCAAGTTGTACCACGTCGGCGTCAACTACTCCGAAGGGGAGTCCGTTCCCTTAGTACTCTCTTCGATTAGGGAGTTGAGGGAGTTCTACGTTGAGACCTTCGACCAACTCGAGACGGCCGAAGAGGAATGGAGGACGGACCAGACCCGGGAGTCCGTCCTTGGCCGGGGGTTCAAACCCAAAACGGTCTCTTCGAAAACCACCCAACACAAGGAACTCTCCAAAGTGTTCCCCGAAGTGTTCGGACCGGGCTACCCGAAGACGTGCAAAGGGAAGGCCGTCCCGTTGGCGTTCAAGACGGAAGCCGTCGCCATCGAAGCCGCGAAGAAATTGGAGAAGGACATTGGGTTCTACGTCCCTCCCCTCCCGTTCCCCCCAGACAACACGAAAATGTGGGTAGTTTCCAGTGACCCGTTGTACCCGTACCCAACCGTCGTACCCAACCTAGACCCCGAAACCGACGAACTCTTCCCCTTCGTCCCGTGTGCGACGAAAATTCCCCCGAACGAAGGAAGGAAAGTGAAAGATGCGTTGCACCGTGCGTTGTACGGGATCCCCGAACCGTCCGAAAAGGGCATCGTGAAAACCCGAGAACACGACACCGCGACGGACAAGTACTTGGAACCCGGTTCGTACGGACAACTCGAACCCAAATTCAAACAACTCCTCGGGATGAATGATGTTTATACGTTTGGGGTTAGTTACCCGTCAAAACATTCCTTGTTGCACTGCGTGTTGTACGCGACGACTCAGTCGTACCGAAGTGAGTTCGTTGGGTCCGGGAAAATCACAGCCATCCAACAGTCGTTCGAGAAGAGGGAGTTACGCATTCCCTTCGAAAAGTCGCGCATCTCCCAAATGCCCGTCGTCCTCGCCAAACAGGAACTCTACAACTACGACCCAGAAGACATTAGCAAGCTCATCCGTCGCTCAGACACGTTCTTCGACTCCCGTATGTTCTATAGGTTTTTGGAGGAACGGTACAACATCAACATCTTCGTCTTTTCCAACTACCCTGACGAGAACAAGAAACGGTTTCCCTCCTTGGAGATTCCCCGGTGCAGCGTCTACCACACCCGTGAAGTCCGGCTCGAACGGGAGTCCTTGTTGTTGTTTCGAAACTACGGACCAACCATCCTCTTGAGCTTGAACCGGAACCCCCAGTACGAAATCATACGAAGGAGGAACGGCGACTTCCTTTTTGGACCCGACGTCACGCAACTTTGCTACTACCTCCTCGAGCAAAGCCAGACCGTCCTGACGTGGATGCCGGAGAACAAGAAATTGACGTTGTTTGAAGGGATCGCCTTCAAACTCGTGTTCTCAAAGTTGTTTTCTGGGAGTGCCCTTTCGCAGTTTATCGATCCGGCCGGTTACATGCGAGTCCTCACGTTCAACCACGCGAGAGGACCGATCTCAATGTTCTTGCCGCCCTGCCAACCCCTGGGAGTTGACGTAACCACAAAGTACAACAAGACCTCCGAAAGGACGTGTCTCGAAGTCTTCGAAAACCTCGGCGAACCTTCAGGGTGCACTGCCGACGGAACCCAAGTCACGGGACTTTGGTTTCCCTACTTGGAGATGGAAAAAGGCATCTTCGTTCCCGTTCGATCGTTCGAAAATAAGAAATATAAAATATTAGGACGAAGTCCCCTACAAGCCCTCGACGTCGAGAACGACACGTCCGTAACGAGGAAGATAATCAAGGTACGCCAAACGGCGAAAATTCTAAAGGAACTTTTGACTTTCGTTTTCGCCATCTACCGGACCGAGGACGCCTTCGCGACGGGTGCCGACTTCTTCCGCCGTTACGTTTCCCTTGGGAACGACGACGAACCCTTCTACGAGTTCGACGACCTCCCCGAGTCCCTCCCAAAGAACTTGGTGACGACCCACGAGGCCATCTCCTACGTCGCCCAAAACACGAAGGGTTTCGTCATCCGCGGCAAGTTGTACGCGTACAACCGCGCCCTCTACGACAAACTCGAGTACTTTTTGAACGAACTCTTCCGAAGGACGAAGGGACTTGACCCCCAACCGGCGACGAAAATCCAAGACTACTTCGTAACCAAAAAGTTCGAGCTGAAAAACAAGAACGTGAAACTCTTCTTGTCGCACGCGGAGTTCAAAACCTGGTCCGAGGAGATGCTCGAGTCGAACGGAAAAGTGCCCGCCGTTGAGACGAAAATCAACGTCAGTCTAGCGACGAAACGACTCCCCTTCGTCATGGAAACAAAGGAAGGCTACTTCCTCACGCAGAACGTCCCAGAGTCGTCGGAGACACCGTCCGTCGTCCTCGACGTCTGCAAGAACTGGCTCTACAAGGGCATCAACTCGAAGTCGAAGAAGGGTGTTCCCGAGGAGCAAGTTCCCGTCGCGAATTACGTCATCACGAAGTCGCAGAAGGCCATGTATTACGCCGGAAAAGTCGAAGATGGAAAACCCTTCTTGAGAACGTTGGTATACGGAACCCTCAACGAAATCGCCGAACGCAACTACCTCCAAGCCGCCATGCTTCCCATCTAACTTGGATCGAAAAAGAAGGAAACAAGCACAGAGAATTGATGACCGTCAATTCATCTTGTTGAGATTGGAAAGGGTTTGACTCTTGGATTCGATCGAAGAAGAATTCGACTCAGTCACTTCGACTCGATCTATTGGATCGACTTTCTCATTCGATTGGACTCGACTGACTCTCGGAATTGGATCAATTCTCCTCTCGACTAAATCTTGGGACAGAAGAAAATTCGTTCTCGTCAAGTCTATTACAACCAGGACCTCGGGGAGGGTGCCTATGGAAATGGGCTTACGTGAGTATTTGTCAGACTTCCAACTTGCACTCCTCGATCACTGACTCTCAGAACGTGAAGAAAGTCAGTACGCTGTGATACCCGACTACCACAACTTGTTGGACGTGGGGGTCGCCTACGGGTACTCACTCGCACAGGAAGGCAAAGTAGCGATAGCGATTACGCGGTTTGACCACGAGGCGTTACTCGAGGACATTCCGAAGAGAGCGTTGGACTATTCTGTTGGATAACAGGGAAAGTTTGAAGAACGCCGTCGTCATCGGACTTCGTCCTAAGTCTCGGCGACCCGGTTTCCGACCTAGATAGAATACACCCATCGTACTCTACTCTACAACGACAAAAAGTCTGTGTCCAAGTGCGCAAACCGTCGTATCCCTTTCTGGCAAGACCGCTAAACTTCACGGAACAGGCGAATTAACCTCGAATTGATCAACTCGACACTCGCCATTTATTCGAAAGAACCCAAACGGGTCATCTTCACTAGTTCCTACCAAGATCTGTCCCTATGTACCCTGACGGACAATCGTAACACTCTACTCGAGTTATTGTCTCGATCCCTTCCGTCCGGTAAGATCACTCCGTGTATGCAATGGGTGTTGATGGACCCCGAACTAACCATAAACGACCAACGCGTACTATCGCACGAAGAAGGGAGTATGACACGAGACGAAGGGTTCGATTACAGAAGGAAAAAAATGATCAAAGAAACTCGTGTAAAACTAAGACATACACTTCAGACGACGCGAGGTGGTCCGGACAGTTACTCCGCCTCGGAACTCAAACAGTTGGCCAAGGACCTCGACATTAAAATTACTGGTCTGACTTCCCGAACGGCAATGGCCGAACACATCCTAAGAACTTGGATGAAGTACCTGAACAGGACTCGACGATTGTCGATTCTCAATTGGTTCGAATTGAATGAAAGAAATTCGACTTACTTCCCGGACGACTTGATTTCATCTTCGGGCCGATCGAGTCGACTATCCGTTGAAATTGGAAGAAGGATTGGACTAATCCGTTCGACCCGACTATCCGTTGAAATTGGAAGAAGCGTCCTGTTCGACTCGATCGACTCGACTATCTCTTGGAATTGGAAGAAGCGTCCTGTTCGACTCGATCGACCCGACTATCCGTTGAAATTGGAAGAAGCGTCCTGTTCGACTCGA